TGGCGTCACGGTGACGGTAACGCGTGGTGATTTCGATGAGTAGGCTCAGAAAGCGGCACGTGCTCGACAACCTCTGCATGGTCTCGCAGGACATGAGCCGCCGAATCCTGACGTGCGAGAAGCGCGAGCGCGAGAGCGTGAAGGTCAGCTACGAAGACCTCGTCATGTGGTCTGACATCGTTGGCGATGCCATCGAGGTAATCAACGACAAGGGCGGAAGCCATGGGCGTTGAGGTCAAGCAGGATGCCAAGGGTGTCTGGTACGCGCAACCGTACCTTGGAATGACGGTTGACGGTAAGCAGCGCAGACCTCGCAAGAGCTTTCCCGAAGCGAGCACGCGGGCACAGGCCCAAGAGCTCGCGAACGAGTGGGTTGCGAGCATATCGGCTGGCGGCAAGGTCAAGAGCGCGTTCATAGCAGACCTTTTGGTCGAGTACAGGGCCGAACGCATGGCCAAGGACATAGCACCCGCGACCGCTAACCGCTGGGAGACGTCCACGAAGTACGTTGCCGAATACCTAGCCGGGAAAACCGTTGGCGAGCTGACCGTGATGGATTTCAACGACTTCGAGACGAAGCTGCTCTTGCCGAAGGACAAGAACGGCCAGGGCTTGAGCCGCAACACGGTTCGCGGAGTGCACTACTTCCTGCGCGGCGCATACAACCATTGGGTGAACGCTGGCATCTGCGAGAGCAACCCGATGTTCTACGTTCAAGAGCCTGGCGAGGAAAAGCATGAGGCGATCGCCATCGACGAATGGGATTTCGAGACGCTGAACAAGGCGCTCTCAAGCGAAATCGCGCCCGATGTGCTCAATGCGCAGACCATGCGCCAGGCGGCCCACTCGTTCGCCGCATGGCTCGCGCTCCATACGGGCATGCGCGTCGGCGAGGTGTGCGCCGTGCGCAGGCGGGACGTGTCGCGTCGGCTCGGCTACATCCACGTGTGCGGAACGGTCGTCGAGCTTCACGGCGGCGTGGAGCGCAGGGACACGACCAAGAGCAAGCGCAGCCGCAACGTGAGCCTTACCGAGAAGGACTTCGCCGCCGTGTACGCCTTCCTGGGCTTGCAGGACGGGTTTTGCAGCTCTCTCACGCCCAACGCGCCGCTGGTGACCGTAGACGGCTCGTACATGCGCCCGAACACGGTCTCAAAGGCTTTCAGCCGCCTTCGAAACCGATTGGGGCTGTCGAAGAAATGCACCTTCCACAGCCTTCGCCACACCCATGCGACGTGGTGCCTTGCCGAGGGCGTCGACCTCAAGACGCTTTCGGAGCGCTTGGGGCATGCTGACGAATCGACCACGCTCAAGACGTACGCGCATCTGATGAAGGGCCGCGACCAAGCCGCCGCGCAGGCTTTCGAGAGCTTCGCGGACAGCTTGGGAGGTGTGTAAACGGGGTGTAAACGGCATCGCGCGAACCATTTTGCCGACGCCGACGAAAAGACAGTTCAGGCCGCGAAACAAGCGGCTCTGAAAACGACATGGTGCGAATTCCACCTAAGAATAAGGAGATAGAGAAAATGGTACCGATTTTGACCAAAGAGCAAAGGCAAGAGAACCTTGCCAAGGGAATGCAGGTTAGGCATCGCCGCGCCGAGTACCGCGAGCAGTTGAAGAAGGGCGCTTTGCCGCTTGAGAAGTTCTTCGAGCTTGCAGACGAAGGCGATCAGGCGGCGGCTGGCATGCGCGTCAAGCAAATGATTACGGCGTTGCCTGGATACGCCGAGAACCGCGCCGACGCGCTCATGAAGAAGCTGCGCATCGTAAGCGGTCGCAAGGTGAAGGGCTTGGGCAAGAACCAGCGTGCAAACCTGCTGTCTACCCTGGTGAGGTGGTAGGCATGGTGAAACGTGATGATGGCCGCACGAGCATCAACCGCATCGCTCTGTTCACGACCGTCGCTGCTGTGCTGCTCGCAGTGGTTCTGATGTTCTGCTTCTTCTGCTTGGTCGAGTCGTTCACCCTACTGTTCACGCACGGCACGTTCACTTTGGTTTTGCCTGCGATTGCGACGGCCATCACGGTCTTCGCCTTCTTGGCGCTGGCAATCGTCGGATGTGGTGCCCGATGAGCGCCGAGAGCCTTAACACCTGCACGCTGAGCGGGAACATCGGCAACGATGCCGAGGTGAGATACACGGCTGGCGGAATGGCAATCACGTCGTTCTCGCTGGCTGTCAACCACAGGCGCAAGCAGCAAGACGGCAGCTATGCGGACGAAACCAGCTGGGTCGATTGCACAATGTTCGGCAAGCGCGGCGAATCGCTGCAAGCCAGTGGCTACCTGCAAAAAGGCGCAAAGCTGGCCGTCGTCGGACACCTGCGCATGAGCACATGGGAAGCCGACGGACAACGCCGTCGCAAGCTAGAGGTCATCGTCGACAACATCATCGGCATGACCAACTACAGACAACCGCAGCAGCCGCAAGCCCAGCAGCCCTACCAGGCTCAACCGCAACAGTCGTACACGTCTGACGTTTACGACGAAGACATTCCGTTTTAGGGGGTAGATATGCAAGGACGAAAACTGAACGTGAAGCTGTCAGACGGCGCAGAGCTGCCGCGTTACGCTCATGACGGTGATGCGGGCTTTGACCTGTGCATCACCGAGGATTGCAGGCTTGAGCCGAACGCGCGGGCAATCGTCGGTCTCGGATGCGCATTCGAGATTCCGACAGGATGCGTCGGGCTGCTGTTCCCGCGTTCTGGCCTTTCGAGCCTTTACGGCGTCACACTCAGCCACAGCGTCGGGGTCATCGACAGCGGCTTTCGCGGCGAGGTGTGCGCACCTCTCGTGAACCTCAGCTGCGACACGGTGTATCTGCCGAAGGGTTCTCGCGTGTGCCAGATGGTCGTTGTGCCGTTCGTGCCGTGCGACCTGGTGAAGGTCGACGAGCTCGGCATCACCGATCGCGGCGAAGACGGCTTCGGCTCTACCGGCATCGAGTAGCTGATGCGTCGTGAATGCCAAGGAATACTTTGAGGGCATACGCGACGAAGTGGCGAGCCTTGAGAAGTCAAGAGAGATGCTTGCGCGTCTCAAGGCTCGTGAAGGGGCAAAGGCTCAGAGCTACACGGCTGGCGGTGGCGGCGGCTCGTGCGACCCTATGGATGCGGTTAACGGGCGCATCGACTTCGAGCAACGCTTGGAGCTGCGCATAGTTGAGAGCAACGCCGCCGTTGATGAAGCCTGCGCCGTGCTGTATGGCAACGACAATCACGGCGGCTTGGCAAAGCTCAAGGGCAACCGCTACGCCGATGCTGTATGCATGGGCTACTGTCAAGCAATGCCATGGGCTGACGTTGCCGCCGTTATGCAGTGTTCGCCCAAGTGGTGCCGCGAATTGTGCAATGCCGCGTTCAGGTACATCGACACTGCTGGTGTGGCGTGGCTCAAGGAAAATTGAAAACAGTACTTCCCTTCACTTCCCGCTTTATGCTAAAGTTCGCTACGGTGGATTAGGTAAACGAAAGGGACACGGGCTTCGGCCCGCGTCCCTTTTTTATTGGGAAGGTACGGCGATGGCTAAGGGCTTCTCATACCGCTTCTATCATTCGACTGACTGGGAACAGGCTCGCGAGCAGGCGTTGCAACGCGACGGCTACCTTTGCCAGCACTGCTTGGCTCAGGGCATGGAGACGCCAGCGGTCATGGTTCATCACATCGTGGAGCTGACTCCAGCGAACATCAGCAATCCGAACATCAGCACAAACCTCGACAACCTAGTGAGCCTGTGCGACCTGTGCCACAAGAAGGTGCACGGTTGGGTAAGGCAAGGCAGCACTAGGCAAGGCTTGGCGTTCGATGAGGACGGCAACTTGATTTCGCTGAGCAGCGAACACACAGACTGAGCACAATTCGCAGCTCACAAAACAGAGACAACAAAACAGCAGGTCAGAGCGACGCAGCATCCCCCCCATTCGAAAACCAAGGCTACCAGCCTAGGGCACCAACGCCGGGAGATAGATTTATGCGCGCAGAGGTTTTCAGAACGGGGGTGGTCTTGTGGCGAAGCGAAAAGTATGCGAAAGTACCGAGATTTCGCCGAAAGTCGCGAAGAGTCCCCCGAAGCGGAACGGTCAATCGGTTCAATCGCTCTACCAAAACGAGCTGAAAAGGCTGCAACGCCTGACCAAGGACGTCATTCCAGACGACAAGCGCACGGCCATCATGCCGCTCATGTCGAACATCGCGTTTCTGAAAGTGAAGCTCGACCAGGCTCGCGTGGAGCTTATGGGCGAAAGCATCTTCACCGAGTACGACAACGGTGGCGGGCAGTCTGGTCTGCGCGAGCATCCTGGCTTTTCCGCGTACAACAAGCTGTTCACAACTTTCTCGCGCGGTATCAAGCAGATCACCGACATGATGCCGAGCGGAAGCACGTCAGCCGACGCGCTCATGGATTACCTGAACGAGACGAGGTTCGGTGGCTAGGAAGAAGGCCGCTGGCTCGTGCGAGAAGGCGATACGCGAGTACTTCGGCGGCATCCTCGACGGAACGATAACCTCGTGCGCGAAGATGCAGCAGGTCGCCGCCATCGTCCTTCGCGACTTGGACAACGACGATCCGCTGTATCCGTACCACTACCGCGAGGAATACGCGCAGAAGCACGTGAGCTTCATCGAGCGCTTCTGCCGACTTCCATCCGGCAAGCTCGGACAGCCCTTCGAGCTTGAGCTTTTCCAGCGCGCAATCCTGTCGGTCGTTTTCGGCTTCGTCGATGTCGAGGGGAAGCGGCAGTACCGCGAAGTGCTCTGGATTATGGGGCGCAAGAACGGCAAGACCGCGCTCGCTTCCGCAATAGAGCTTGACTTGCTCATCAACGACGATGAGGGCGCGCCAGAGGTCTACAACGTCGCCACGGCCCACGACCAGGCGGCGAAGGGCTTCAACAACGCCTGGCGAATGGTGCTCACGTCGCCAGCTTTGGGGCGGCATGTACGAAAGCGCGTGAGCGACCTTTACTGCGATTTGAACATGGGTTCAATCAAGGCGCTGTCAGCCAACACGAACCACCTCGACGGCCTCGACATCTCAGGGGCCATCGTCGACGAGCTCGCGGCCATGAAGAACCGCGATCTGTACGACTTGACCATTCAGGGCACGTCAGCACGCCGACAACCGCTGGTTCTGGAAATCACTACCAACGGTTTCGTTCGGAACGGCATCTTCGATGCTCAGTACGAATACGCCACCAAATGGCTCGACGGTCAGGCGACAGGTGAGAAGGCCGAGCGCTTCATAGCGTTCATCTTCGAGCTTGATGAGCGCGATGAGTGGCAAGAGGAATCGGCGTGGATCAAGGCGAACCCTGGTCTTGGCACCATCAAAAGCCTTGAGGGCTTGCGCCAAAACGTCTCAAAGGCCAAAGACGACCCGACATTTCTGCCGACACTTCTGGTCAAGGACTTCAATCTCATCGAAAACCAGAGCCAAGCATGGCTTACGTGGGCTGAGATTCATAACGATGACACTTTCGACCCGTCCGACGGGTCTTTTTCTTATGCGGTGCTCGGCGTTGACGCGTCCGACACCACTGACCTCACCGCCGCATGCTTGCTGATGATGCGCCCGAACGACGAGCGCATATATGCGATGCACATGGCGTGGATTCCGCTTCGCGCTTTGGAGCAGGCAGAAACGGAAGGACGGCGCGGCGGTCGCGACGGCGTGCCTTACGACGCGTGGATTGCGCGCGGGCTTCTGCGAACGTCTCCGACACCAATTATCGACAAGCGGCTCGTGCTCGATTGGGTGGACGAGGTGCGCGAGAAATGTGGCATCTACGCCGTCGCGTGCGGCTACGACCCGTGGCACATGCGCGACGTGCCGACGGTGGAAGCCTACGAAGGTTATTTCGGAGCCGACAACTTCAAGAAGGTCATCCAAGGCGCTCAAACGCTCTCGATGCCAATGAAGGAGCTACGCGCCCTGTACAAGGAGAACCGCGTAGTTGACAACAGCAACCCGATTGCCGAGTGGTGCCGCTCGAACGTTGCGGTGCGCAGCGACGCGAACGGAAACATCGCGCCCGACAAGAAGAACCAAGACCCGCGCAACCGCATAGACGCCTGGGCGGCGGAATGCGATGCATTCGTGGTCTTGAAAGACATGATGGACGATTTCAGAAGCATGATTGGAGGTTAAACGTGGCTAAACGAACGTCGATGTTCCGCTCAATGTTCGATGCCGTATTCCACAAGCCGATCATGCAGGCCGTGGACGGCTACTTTCAGACGTTCACGGCGTACTCACCGCGCTTCACGACGTGGAGTGGCGGCATCTACGAAGCGGAGCTGACGCGAAGCATCATCGAGCGAAACGCCGACCACGCGAGCAAGCTGAAACCCGAGGTTTCGGGAACCGCGCAGCGGTTGGCAACGCGTTCGCTCGAATGGCAGCCGAACCCGTGGATGACGACGCCGCAGTTCCTGCACCGCATCTCGACGATGCTGGACGTGTGCGACACGTGCCTTATCGTTCCTATCCTCGATGGGAACACCGAGACCATCACGGGATACTATCCCGTCCTTCCAGGGCAGTGCGAAGCCTACGACGTGGGCGGAGCGCTGTGGCTCAAGCTGTCTTTCCCAGGCGGCGACGCCGCCATGCTCGAATGGTCGCGCGTCGGCGTGCTCACCCGGCACCAGTTCCGAAGCGATTTGTTCGGCGACGGGACGAACGTGCTCAATCCGACGCTTGAGCTTATGCACGCGCAGAACGAAGCCGAGAAGACGGCCATCGAGCAAGGCGCGGCCATTCGCTTCATAGGCAAGATGTCGCAGAACCGCAATCCAGAAGACTTGGAGAAGGCTCGCAAGGAATTCAATAAGCAGCTCGGTTCGGCGAACGCTGGCGGCATTGCCGTATATGACAACAAATACAACGACGTCAAGCAGATAACGCCGCAGAGCTACACGGTGGACGCCGCCCAGATGGAGCGCATCGAGAAGGCCGCGTATCGGTTCTTCGGCTCGTGCGAAGACATCGTTATGAACAAGGCCGACGAGGAAACATACAACTCGTTTTATGAAGGGCGTACCGAGGTATTCGCGGTGCAGCTTGGCTACGTGCTCACGTGCATGACCTTCACGCCGAACGAGATCGCGTACGGCAACAGCATCATGTTCAGCGCGAACCGCCTTGAGTTCGCGAGCAACGCGACGAAGCTCAACGTCGTTACGTCGCTTTACGACCGAGGAATCATGACGGGCAACCAGGGCGCGGACGTGTTCCAGCTTCCGCATTACGAGGGTGGCGACCGCCACGTGATACGCGGAGAGTACATCGACCTCGACTTGATAAGCGAGCACACATCGGAGCAAGCCGCCAAGGCGGCTGAGGTAAACGCAAACGTCGCGGCAATCGACGGTAAGAAGAAGGATGGTGACGACGATGCCAGCCAAGCCGAATGAGCGGCAATACAGAACGATGTCGATGGTGCTGCGCAGCCTGCCTGATGACGGCAAGCGCGAGAAGCGCATAGAATCCGACTACTACGTCGAGGGATACGCCTCGACGTTCAATGACCCATACGTCCTTTGGCAAGACCCTTGGGACGGCACCGAGTACCGCGAGGTCATCAGCCCAGACGCCTTCGTCGGTACCGACATGAGCGACATCATCATGCAGTTCGACCATATGGGCGACGTTTTGGCGCGCCAGTCGAACGGCACGCTCATCGTCGAGCCCGACGAGCATGGGCTTTTCATGGCTGCCGACCTCTCGAAGTCGGACGCCGCCCGCAACCGATTCGAGGAAATCGACAACGGCCTTGTCACACGCATGTCGTGGGCGTTCACCATCGGCGCGTCCGAGTACGACCGAGACACGCACACCACGACCATCACGCGCGTCAAGAAGATTTATGACGTGTCCGCAGTCAGCCTTCCTGCTGACCCGAACACCGAAATAAGTGCAAGAAACCTTCTCAACGGAGTGATTGAGAAGTCGCACGGGGAGCACGTGCGCCGCAAGAACGCGCTCGTAAAGGCGCGTGCAGTAATGGCAATCGCCACCAATTAGAAGGGAAACAAACATGAACCTTGAAGACCTGCTGAAAGAGCTTCAGGCGCTCATCGACAAGTATTCCGCCGATGACGCCGAGCCGACCGATGAGGATGCCGCCCGCATGGCCGAGTTGACGAAGAGCATCAACGAGATTCGCGCGCAGCAGACCGCGAACGCCGACACCCGCGCCGCGACCGTCGCAGCAGCCCGCGCAGCCATCGAGAACGGCACCGCACGCCGCGTGGATGCTGTTCCGCTGGCGCGTTCCGCCAATGTCGTAGGCACCGGCAACGCCTACGACGTGACCGACTACGACGCGGCGGCAACCCGCGCGTGGGTGAAGGATGTCGCCGAGCGTTCGGGCGTCCAGCTCGTTGGCGGTACTGCTCTCACCGACGTCGAACGCGCAGCCCAGAACCACCTTATCGAGCAGCGTGCCGAGTTCACGCACACCACAGGCAATACGGATGCAATCATTCCCGTTGAGATTCAGAGCCAGATCATTAGCCTCATCGATAATACGGCGGTATTGTATGGCGACATCCACCGCTCCAACCTGTCTGGCCAGTTCGAGATTTCCCGCCACGTCTCTATCACGAAAGGCGACGCAGCGAAGACCGACGAGGGCGCGGAACCGACCGATGTTGAGCAGAACGAGTACGACGTGATTACGCTCACTGGCGAAGAGATCAAGAAGACCGTCGAGATGTCCCGCAAGATGGCCGTCCAGTCCCTCAGCGGCTTCCAGCAGTACATCATCGACGAGGTTTCCGCCCGCCTTGCCGTGGCCTGCAACGCATTTTCCCATACGCGCCTTGCCGACACCACGCTCGGAATGGCTGCTGCGAACAAGATCGAGACTGCAAAGGCAAACGCTATTGCCAAGTCCGACATCACCGGCATGCTTTCCAAACTCAAGACGTTTGGCAACCCCGCCGCTAAGGGCATCATTATTTACGCCAACAACGACACGATTTGGAACTACATCGCCATGATTGAGGACGCCAACAACCGTTCCTATTTCGTGAACGAGAGCACCGATGACCCGACCGTTCAAGGTCGCATCTTCGGCAAGCTGGTCAAGTGCGACGATTCCATTGCCGACGGCGTTATCAAGGCGGGCTATCCTGACCTGTTCCACGGCAACCTGTTCGATGGCCCCGACGTAACGCCATACGTTGCGCCCCGCAGCCAGAAGCGCTGCTTCGATGGCTACGTGCTCTTCGATGGCGGGCTCGTGGTACCGCAGGCGTTCGCCCAGCTGACCATCAAGACCGCCTAAGAAGGCGGTGCGCCATGGCCGACAAAGCTAAGAGCAAGCTGCTCGACGCGTGCCGCGCCGCCCTGCGCATTCCCGCTTTCTGCAACGACTTCGATGAAGAGATTGCAGACGTCATCGACGCTGCCCGCGCCGAGCTGGTAGCGGGCGGCGTCCTTCCCGAGAAAGCCAACGACGACTCCGATGGCCGCATTCGCCTTGCCATCAAGGTATACGTCAAGGCGAACTTCGGCATGGACAACCCAGATGCTGAGCGCTTCATGAAGTCGTTCGAAACCATGCTCACGAGCATGAGCGGCGATTCTGCGTACAACGGCGGTGATGCGGCATGAGCGGGTGGGCTGGGGTTTGCACGTTGATTGCGACCGTTTCCGAGCGCGACGAGCTGGGGGTTTCGCACAAAAAGGAGCGTTTCCGCCGTGTGCCGTGCAACGTCTACGGCATCAGCCAGACGGCGTATTACACCGCCGCGCAAGCTGGCGTTAAGCCGCAGGCCGTCATCACGGTTCGCGCGTGCGCATACAGCGGCGAAAAGCTCTGCGAGTTCAAGGGAATCCGCTATGCCGTCGATTCGGCGGTTATGTCGGGAGCCGATGACATGCGCCTAACGCTGGTCGAGAAAGTAGGCAACCGGTGAGCGACGTAATCAATATCGATGACCTCAATGAGATCATAGTAAACAGCATGCAAGAGGTCATCGACGAGGACACGAAGACCCTTGAAGGCAACGTGAAGGCAGCAGGCCAGAAGGCAACGCGCCTGCTCAAGCAGCGAAGCCGTAAGAAGAAGCGTCATGGCGGCAGCTACGCCAAGGCTTGGGCTAATAGCGTCGAGACGGACGAAACCGGAACGAGTTGCACCGTGTACAACAAGCAAGGCCAGCTTACTCACCTGCTCGAAAAGGGTCATGCAATCAAGAACCAATACGGCAGCTATCCAGGCACGGTCGCTGGCGATCACATCATCCAAGGTGTCTATGAAGAGGTTTCCGCTGAGTTTTCGCAGGGGGCAACGAGTGAATAGCATCCGAGATTTGGCGAAACTGCTTGACGGCTTCGGCCTGCCGTGGGCTAACGGCGGGTTTCGCGACGGCGATTGTCCCGCGCCGCCGTACATAGACATAGAAGCGGGCTATGGCGAGAGCGTGAGCGCAGACAACGTGGGATGGCTTCGCTGGATGCCCTATGATGTGGCGCTTTACGTGCGCGAACGCGATTACGAGCTTGAGAAGCGGTTCGAATCGGCGCTCGATGCCGCTGAGTTTAATTACAGCAAAACGGTAACGCCGCTCGATGGTGACGAGCTGGTTGAGACGGCATACGAGATTGACGTTACCGAGGATTGAAAGGAAAAGATATGCCACGAAACGGATTCTTCGGCGTGAAGAACCTGCACCTTGCGCTTTGCCCGGACGAAGCGGCTTTGAAGTTTCTCAAGCCATACCACGTGCCGGGAACCGTCGAGATCAAGGCAGCGCCGAGCGTCCAGAACGCCAAGGCTTACGCCGATGACGAAATCTGGATTGATGACAACCATGACAACGGCGGAAACGGCACCATGTCCGTTCGCGACATGGAGTCCACGACAGAACTTCGAAAGATGCTTGCGCTGATTTCCGGCTACGACATCGACGAAGCAGGCCACATTCTGGGCACCGCCGACAAAGACCCGATGCCTTTTGCGCTCATGTGCCAGCAGAGCGGCAAGACCGTAGGCAAGCGCCGTTGCTATCTGATGTGCAAGGCTTCCAAGCCATCCATGGATGCCAAGACTCTTGAGGAGAAGCCCGACATTACGCAGATGGATATTGATTTCGAATGGAAGCCCGTCACGCTGCCGACCGGCTGGCGCGGTTGCCATTACGACGCTTACAGCGACAATTCGGACTGGGATAAGTTCTTCGAGAAGGTCAAGGTTGACCTCACGCCTGTCGAGCTTGACGCTTCTACCGTGTTCGGGGCGGCTGAGTAGACATGGCGGACATCATCAAGATTGGCGATAATGAGTTCCCCGTTGCTGTTACGGCTTTCACGCCGATCATCTATAACGGCGAGTTTCGTTACATGAAGGAAAACGGCCACACCCGCGCGAAGGACATCAACGACGGCCTTTCCGAGATTATGGACGGCATCGAAACAAACGAGGTTCCGCCATTCCTCTCGATGGCTCAATTCTTCTGGGCTTTCTGCAAGACCGCCGATAAGAATGTTTCGGGCTTCAATGTTTGGCTTGAAACGCTACCTGAGCAGGCTTTCGACATGTCGGCAGATGAAAGCTGGTCTAGCAAGGTATGGGAGCTGATTCAGGCGAACTACTTTCGCAGCGCCACGCAAGTGGCATCCGAGGCCGCCGAGAACGCCGCTGCCGGAGCTGCCGCAGGAGCTTAAGGACGATGCAGGCGCTTTGTACATATACAATGCGCAGCAATGTGGCCTAACCATTTCCGACTTGCAATGCCTGACGTATGAGCAGGTTATGCATGTGATGGAGCTACATGACTTCGTTAACGATGCCGTGGCGTATGCGGATGATGACAAAGCCGCATCTGACGGCGAAGCTTTCTTCTTTGGGTAAACGCAGCACGTTTGCGCACCTTTTACGGTGCGCAAATTGACGCGCTTATCGCGCACTTTGACAACATAAGGAGGTGACGGCATGGCTGTAAGCTACAAGGGCTTGACCATCAAGTTCGGCGGCGATACGACGCAGCTTCAATCTGCGCTCAAAAAGATTCAGACCGAATCGAAGGCCACGCAAAGCGACCTCAAGGATATAAACAAGTCGCTCAAGTTCAATCCTGGCAACACCGAACTTTTAGAACAGAAAGTACGCTCGCTCAATAAGGCTTATAACGAGACGAAAGACCGGCTTTCTGCCTACAAGGCGGCGCTTGCCGAGCTTGACGCTAAGAAGCAGAGCGGCGCACAGCTGACCGAGACTGAGCAGCGCCAATACGAGCAACTGCAACGCTCCATCATGGCTTGCGAAAAGGATTTGGAGAGCTACGGTAAACAGCTCAAGGAGACTTCGAACGAAGCCGAAGCGAGCAAGGGTAAGCTTTACCAGCTTGGGCAGACAATCGAGGATAACGCTGGCAAGTTCCAAGCCGTCGGCGGGAAAATCAGCAGCGTAGGCACCAAGGCAACCGCGACGTTCGGCGGTATCGCTACCGCTGCTTACGGTGCTTTCGGTCAGCTTGAGGAGGGCGAGAATATCGCCATCAAGGGCGCTGGTGCGATCGGCGATGCAGCCGAGGAAATCCGCCGCAGCGTCAAGAGCGTTGCCGCACAAGCGCCGGGAGACTTCAACACCGTAGGCCAAGCCGTCGGCGATGTGAACACGCACTTTCAGGTGACGGGTGACGAGCTGGACGATATATCTACCAAGTTTCTCAAGTTCGCGAAGGTGACCGATTCAGACGTATCTAAGTCCGTTGAAAATGTTGCGATGTCCATGAAGGCTTGGAACGTTGACCAGAGCCAGACGGGCAACTTGCTTGATCACCTGGCTAGCGTTTCCACCGCTACGGGCGTTAGCGTCGATGCTCTGACGAGCGGCGTTAACACCAACGGCGCTACCTTTCGCGAGATGGGCTTGAGCCTGCAAGATTCGATTACCTTGATGGGCAACTTCGAAGCCGCTGGCGTTCCGGTAGATGGCATGCTCACCGGATTGAAGAAAGCTGCTGCGAACTGTGCTAAAGAGGGAACCAACATGGGCGATATGCTCAACGGTTTGGTTCAGGATTTACAAGACCCGGCCAAGCAGTCCGAAGCCACCGCAAAGGCTTTCGACCTGTTCGGCAGCAAGGCGGCAACGTCGTTTATTGACGCTGCCGAATCAGGCCGAATCAACATGAGCAACCTTGGCGGCTCCATGGACGATGCCGCAGGGTTCGTCCAGGGATTGAAAGACGAGACCACCACCGCGTCTGACAAGATGAAGGGAGCTATAAAAGAAATCACCCTTGCAGGTGCAGACATCGGCGAGCAGTTCGCGCCTGTGGTCGAGGATGCGGCAAGCGCGGTGAAGGGCTTCGGCACATGGATTAAGAACCTCACGCCTGAGCAAAAGGAACTTGCCGCAAAGCTCATTGAAGGCGGAATCGCTTTCGGCGCGGTTGCCACGGGCGTTGGCAAAGTCGTTAGCGGCTTGCCCGCTTTCGCATCCGGACTTAAGACGGCATCGGACGGATTCAAAGCGTTCAGTTCGGTTCTTTCTGCGAACCCAATCATGGCCGTCGTCGGTCTTATTGCAATAATCGTCGGCGCAATCGTCACGTGGGTTACTACCACCGACGATGGCAAGCAAGCCTGGGAAGGCTTCTGCACCGGCGTTCAAAACGCCTGGCAAGGAGTGTGCGATTTCTTCGGCGGTGCCGCAGAATTTTTCGGCGGAATCTGGTCTACCGTTACCGGCGGAATCCAAGGTTTCATAACGCAGACTGGCGAAAAATGGGAAGGTTTCAAGTCTGCTTGCTCCAACAAATGGCAAGAAATAAAAGACGGAGCGTCCGAAAAATGGGAAGGCGTGAAGTCCACTATTTCTGAGAAGACTGACGGAGCCAAGGAAGCCGTTATCTCGAAGGCTTCGGAAATCGCCCAGGGAGCTTCCGAAAAATGGGAGCAGATCAAAAGCGACGCTTCCGAAAAGTGGCTGGCTTTGCAAGACGGTGCGGCAACGTACTTCGGCGGAATCAAGGACACCATACAAAACGATATGCAAACAGGCCAAATGGTAGCGTCTGCATCGTCTTCTGCTCTTAAGGCAGCGCTTAACGGCGATTGGGACGGCGCGAAGCAGCAAGCGGCAACGGCATTCAACGCTATCAAGGACAACATCCAAACAAAAATGTCCAACGCGCAGACCAACGCGATCAACGCAGGCAACGCGATTGGCGAGAAGCTGGGATTCCCTGGCCTTGGAAACACGGTCGCTAACGTCTTCGGCAACATCAGAAACAGCATCACCAGTCCGATTAGCGATGCATGGAACTTCATCAGCGGCATTCCTGGAAAGATTCAGAGCGCGTTCAGCGGAATCCGAATCAGCCTGCCGCATATCAACATGCCGCACTTCAACGTCAGCTGGCGTGACATTGGTGGTGTTGTAAAGCTGCCGTCCATCAGCGTCAATTGGTACGCAAAGGGCGCATCTTTCGACAAGCCTTCGATCATCGGCGTTGGCGAAGCTGGACTTGAGCATGTCGCGCCCGATGCCAAGCTGCGCAACAGCGTCAGAGAGAGCGTCGAAGCTGGCATTTCTCGCATGCTCGACCGCCTACGCGGTGGCTTCGGTGGCGGAACTCAGGTGAACGTGACCGTTAACGCTACCGTTGCAAACAGCATTGATGCCTACACCACCGGTCAGCAGATCGGCGCTGGCATCGCCAGCAAGCTCAAGCAGAAGGGGGTGCCCGTTGGAGCTTAAACGTAATCGCAACCAGCGCGATAGCATCGTGTTCAACGGGCATGACCTGTCTTCGCTGGTTTCATGCCGAATCCGCCGCCCGATAATGGCGAGCGTCACGGCTGAGTTTGAGGACGCTCCCGGACGAAGCGGCGAGTATTTCAGGCGAGCGAAGCGCTCTGGGTATGATTTGAAAGTTGATATGCAGCTTCGCGCCGAGCATCGCCGAGAGGTTGAGAAGGTACGGCATGATTTGGCGGCGCTGCTCTGGTCTGACGAGCCAGCGCCGCTTTATTTACCTGATGACCCTACGCGCTATTTGATGGCGATTGTTAGCGGCGCAACCGACCTTGACGAGATCACCGACGATTGCCCACAGGCAACCGTTACGTTCCACATTGGCGATCCAGACTATTACGGCCAGCATCGCCGAATGGATATGAGCGACACGGCATCGTTCGCCGTCGGCGGCACGCTGCCTGCCGCTCTTACCGTGACGGCGAAGCCCGGAGCTTGCAGCTCTTGGCGTATTACTAATACCGATACGGCGGAGTTCGTCGAGGTGGTGCAGCCGTTGACGGCTTCGAGTGTCGTTCGCATGGACTTCGACAAGGAGCACGTGACCGTTAACGGCTCTGTTGCTCAACTCAACATCATGAGCGACTTTTTCACAGTCAAAGACCGTGCGCACATCAAGATTTCTAGCGGCTCTGCGGTGCTGGAATGGGAGGAAAGATGGCTTTAATAAATAAGGTCGACTTCACCCGTTTCAGCCGATTCGGCGTGAATCTCGGGCGGCTCACCTACACAGCCGCCACCCATGATGAAGCAACCGACGGAACCGACGAGCTTAAGATCACGTGCGACGAGGATTTGACCAAGGGCGAGCGCCTTGTTTGGCTTGACCGACAAGGCGTTGTGCATGAGCATATCGTTGACGAAATCGAGCGCCTGCACGATGCCGACGGCAAGCCTTATACCAGCGTCACGTGCATCAATTCCATCAATGAGACGTGGGATGATTACATCGAGGACAAGCGACCTTCCGGCAGCGCTGCCGTGGCGCTTGCTTCAATCCTCGCTGGCACACGTTGGGAAGTTGGCAACTGCGACCAGCCCGGTAGCGCTTCGCACACCTTCTACCACATCAGCGTTCGCGAAGGCTTGAGCGATTTGCTCAAAACCTGGGGCGGCGAACTTGAAACCGTCATCGAGACGGACGGCGTGCAGATCACGCATCGATATGTGCGCGTGGTCGCGACGCGCGGAAACCAGCAAAGCCCTAAGCGCTTCACCTGGACCAAAGACCTTATCAGCATCAAGCGAAAGACTGGCAGCGCCAACCCTAAGACGCGCGTTTACGGCTACGGCAAGGGTGTTGAGACGGATAGCGGCGGCTATGGCCGACGCTTGACGTTCGGCGATATAAACGGCGGCAAGGATTATGTTGAGGATACGTCCGCAACCGAGGTTTGGGGGCATCCCGACGGCAGCGGCGGCATCGCTCCCGCTGTGGACGTTTACATTAACGAGCAGTGCGAGGATTCGGCGCAGCTTTTGGCCGAAACGCGCGATTACCTCGAAACCGTTAAAGCGCCTACCGTGTCATACGAAGCGAGCGTGCTTGACCTGTTCGCGTTCGGGCGAGATTGGGAGGGCGTGGCCGTCGGAGATTGCGTGGCGATCATCGACAAGGGCTTTTCCGATGCCGGGATCAGGCTTAAGGGCCGCGTCTCGAAGCTGTCCCGCGACCTGGTGACCGGCGATGCATCGGTGACGTTCGGCAACCTCACCGATGACCTGGCAGACATCTTCCAGGCGATGACGCAGCAGTTAAAGAGCGGCAGCAACCAGCGTGCGAACTATGACGCGGCAGCAGGAACGTCCGTTTCGTGGCTCAACCAGCTCATGGCCGCGCTAAACAAGGCGTTTAACGCAGTGGGCACGTACAAAGTCGAGACGTTCGAGCTTGGCGTTATCTACTCCAACGTGCCGCTCGATGCCGAAACGGGCGTGCCGCTCAAGGCAACGTCCGGCATGTGGGCGGTCAACATCAACGGCATGGGCATCCGCCTTGCCGCATCGCTTACAAGCGACGGCCAATGGAACTGGCGCACGTTCATCACCGGCGCTCAGGTGAGCGCCGATTGCATCAACGCCGGAACGATGCGGGCAGACCGCATCCGCGCGGGATTGCTGACCGACGAGAAGGGAAAGAACTTTTGGGACTTCGACACGGGCGAGTTTCAGCTTTCGCCAGGTGACGTGAACTATGGCGATAACGGTTGGACGCTCGAAGGCGTTGTGAACGACCTCGACAAGAGGGCGAGCAACAACGCAAGCGACATCAAAAGCCTTGGCACCGCCACAGGCGATGCGCTCAAGGAGCTGACCGAGAACCTTGGCGAGACCGACAAGTCGCTATCGGAGCTAAAGACATCGATCAACGACCTCGACGGAACCGTCAGCAACCTCGCGAGCGACGGCGTGGTGACTGAAGCCGAGAAAGCCGCCGTCAACAAGATTCTGCAAACGATCGAGAAGGAGCAATCCGACCTTTCGAGCGAGTACAGCATTCTAACCAAGAGCACTTCGCTCAACGAGCAATTCAAACTGAACGTTTTGGCGCCGAAATACGATGCCGCATTTGGAGAGAATCGGGCGTACGACAACCTGAAAGACTGCATTGACATTGTGCTCGCCTGCAAAACGGCGGATGAGCTCAAGACTGCGATGGTCGATTATAAGAGCGCCTACAGCACCTATGCGAGCGCGATCAACACGTATCACTCGGCGGCGTACTACGCGAAGAGCATCATCGAGCAATCGAAGGCCAAAGCGACGGCGCAGGGGCTTTTGAGCGACTACGACGATGCGTGGACGCAGAACAAGGTGTTCAACCTCCTGACGAATAACGGCAAGACGCAGGGCGTTTTCATGAAGAACGGCCTTGTGTACATCAACGCGTCGTATATGTCTGCTGGAATCATCGCCGATGCAGCCATGCGGAACAGCTGGAATCTAAAAACTGGCGCATTCTCGACGAACTATATGACAGCGAACAACATCACGGCGAAGGGCACTTTTCGCTGTGGATATGAAAGCTATTACACGATATTGAACTCCGCTGGTCAGATGAGCGGATACAGAACCGACAACAGCAGGACGAGAAGCGTTGGGTATATCGACTATTCGAGCTCTGCCAGGGACACGTCTACAGGAGAGTTGATGTACGGCCTTCAACTGCAAGCCGAAGGCATCGTGCGCATATCATCGCCGAGAATATCGACGGCTTCGAGCTCCAACACGAGCGTAACGACAACTCAGGGATGGACTGGATACATCAACCAACCGCTCATCTCCGAGCTCCACGATGCAGGCAACGGAACGGTTGGATGGCACTACGGAACGATGCAGTTGAGATACATCAACGGCATCCTCGTTGGCTACAGCACCGTCGGAACCGGATAGAAAGGAATGCGCATGGCGAAAATCGTTAGATACTGGGCTCATGATCCTGTCGGAAACATTGAGAACATGTTGCAGAGTTTCGATAAGGAGCAGCTGCAAAAAGGAGAGGAAGCGGGCATCGTGTTCGTCGCTGAATACGACGACGGAACTCGCTCCATTGTCAAGGCGGTCGACGTTGTTGAACCTCAGACGTTCTCGAACGATAGCGGCATCACCCTGGTTCTGCCTTCATATGTTGATGAGCGAACTTCCGCGACAGTCGCGTGTTTCGATGCACTCGCGGAAATTGTGAACCCATCAGTCGCAACGGCTTCCGCTGATGAAACCGAAACGCAAGTTGACCCGATTGGGGCGTTTATGGCCGCGCTTGAGAAGCTTCGAGCTCTTAACATTGGCGGTGAAGAGTAATGAACACGCAGACAATCGAGCTTGACATCGACAAGCGCGGATGCGGGAACAACTGCATCCGTATCGCGCAGGGCGAGAGCGGCGGCACCACAATCAAGGCGCTCGTCTACGACAACGGCGCAGAGTTCGCACTTTCGGGCTATACGGCCTACCTTGTTGTGCGTTTGCCTGATCGTATCCACTACTACAAGGGAACTGCAACGGTTTCGGGCAACGCCGCAACGCACGTCTGCGAGGAAAGCAAGCTCGCATGCGTTCCAGGCTACACCGACGAAGCATATTTCGAATTCACCAAA